AAGCTAAAAAAGAATATGCATTGGGACCAAATCACATACTGATTGACGATCTTCCTTCAAATATTACTCAGTGGAGAGCAACTGGAGGAACTGCCATTGAACACAAAAACGCAACCAAGAGCATAATGCAACTCAAAAAAGTTTTGGGAAGAACACAGGAAAGTTACGGATATAGTTGGTCAAACATATAATATGAAAGCACGAATTTACAACGATACACTCAATCCAAATATTTGGAACAATGATAAAACAATAAAGCCAGAAGTTCGTGACGCTTTACTAAAGGTTGCTCAGGACTTTTATGCCGAGTCTGAATTAACATCACCGATTCAGGATATCTATGTTCTTGGAAGTGCAGCCAACTATAATTGGGGTCCAAATAGTGATGTTGACGTTCACGTATTGATAGATTTTAACAAATTATCAATGGACCGTGACCTTGTTAAAAAGATGGTTGACAGTATCAAAGCTAATTGGAATAAAAACCACAATATTCAGATTAAAAATCATAGAGTAGAATTGTATATTCAAGATATCACTGAAAAGAATAGAGCGTTGGGCATCTACAGTATTCTTAATAATAAGTGGATAAAAGTACCACAAAAGTTGAATTTGAATTTGGATAAAAATGCCATTCAACAAAAATATACTGACATGTCTCTTCAAATTAAGAGTGCGATTAAATCAAACAATTTGGAAGATTTGAAACGTGTATTAAAGGCGGTATATGATATGCGTGAATCTGGTTTGATCAAGAGTGGAGAGTTTAGCACTGAGAACATAGTGTTTAAGTTGTTAAGAAACCGTGGCCATTTAGACAATTTAAAAACATCGGTTAATAAAGTGTACGACACGAAACTTTCTTTAAAAGAATCATAAGATTTTTAGAAACAATTGAAAGTTAATACTATTTATATAAAGACTAATAAGGAAAATATATGGCAGACCTACTAAATCCAAACGAAATATTCTACACAGTGTTTGAACCCAAGGTTCAAAATCGTTTCATTTTCAGTCTTGACGGCATCCCCGCATTCATCATCAAGAAGGCAGATCGCCCTAAGTTGAATCAAGAAAAGAAAACGATTGATTACATCAATACTCAACGTAATTACAAGGGTAAAACTACTTGGGGTGATATTCAAATTGAACTGTATGATCCAATTGCACCATCTGGTGCGCAGGCTGTCATGGAATGGGTTCGTCTACATCACGAATCAGTGACTGGTCGTGATGGTTATCTTGACTTTTATAAGAAGGATTGCACCATTTCAATTCTTGGTCCAGTAGGTGACAAGGTTGAAGAATGGGTATTGAAGGGTGCACAAATTGTCAGTGCAGAGTTCGGTAGTCTTGAATGGTCAAATGGTGGTGATTCTCTTAATATCACTATGACGTTGGCTGTGGACTATTGTATCCTACAATTTTAATCGATTGGTAAACTTAAGGTCTAATAAAACCCCATACGAAAGTGTGGGGTTTTTTCTTATTGTAACTATTTATACCATATGAAGATTACTAGAGCAGAATTGAAATCAATTATCAACGAAGTATTATCTGAAGTGGCTGATTCTGATAAATTCACAAAAGCGTTGGAAGCATTGAACAAAAAAGCACATGCTCAAAATGTTGCTCTTCAACAAACACGGGTTGATATTGCTGAGGTTAAATTATCACAAGCACAAAGTCGTACACAACAAGCGTCAGATGCGGCAAATTCGGCAAAATCCAGTGGAAACAATAGTGGCAATGAACAAGATGCATTAAAAAAGGCAAAAGAGGCAGAGGAAAATGCTAAAAATGGTGTAACTGCTGCTAAAAACAATTTGAAAGCTGCTCAACAAGGTGGATCTGATACTTAATTAAAATAACCAAAAGTTTTATTGGGATACTATATATTAGTACATTAACAAGTTATTATGAACGACGATACCATTTCTATTACTAGACCATCAACAATTGTAGGTGGTCCACCTATCGCAAAACAACCATCAATGTCACAGCCAGTATCAACAAATAATACTGGCACTTCTAATAAACTTACAAATAATTTTCCAACGGAAACAATCGAACTTCCTAGTCAGGGACACTTTTATCCAGATGGACATCCCCTATCCGATGGACATCTTGAACTCAAGATGATGACGGCTAGAGAAGAAGATATTTTGACCAATCAAAACTTAATCCGAAAAGGTATTGTATTGGATCGATTGCTTGAATCGTTGATTGTAACTCCGGTAAAGATCGATGATATTTTAGTGGGTGATAAAAACGCAGTATTCTTTGCTGCACGACGGTTGGCGTACGGCGACACCTACGGACCCGTCAAAGTGACTTGCCCTAAGTGTCAGACCGAATGTGAACGAAAGATTGATCTCAGTTTGATGAAGTCAAAGGAAGTGGATCTATCAACGTATACAAAAGGACAAAACGAATTTGAATTTTTGTTGCCATACACAAAGAAGTTAATTAAGTATAAGTTGTTGACTCATAAAGATGAATTGACGATTGATGCTGAACTTAAGGCAATTGTTAAGATTAACAAAAATTCAAGCAGTGACGTAACAACTCGTCTACGTACTATGATTATTGCTGTTGATGGTAATTCTGATAGAAACGTAATTCAAAAGTTTGTGAGTCAAGAACTTCCATCCAGAGATAGTTTAGCGTTCAGAACACATGTTAGGGAACAAACTCCAGATTTGGATATGAACTTTGACTTTTCATGTGATGAATGTGGAAATGAAGAAAGGATGTCGGTGCCCATGACGGCCCAGTTTTTTTGGCCTGACGCCGGAAGATAAGATAGCGTTACATACCCAGATCTTTGATCTAGCGTATTACTCGGAAGGAGCATTTACTCAAGAAATTGCGTACAACCTTCCAACACATCTACGTGTCTTTTACCTTAGAAAATTAGCAGAAGTTCGTAAAAAAGAAAACGACCAAATGGAAAACGCTACAAAATCGAAGGGTAAATAACCATTAAAAATTAAACAATAACCCTTGAATTTTATATTTATAGGGCACAATAGATTTTTATGGACCCCGATACACAGGATAAAGCAAGAAAAATCCAAGAACAGTTGACTGAAAGCGTCAAAAAAGGCGCTAAGGAAGTTTCATTATCAGCTGATCAAGTTAGGATTTATAGTAGAGCACTTGATGAAGCAAGATCAACCGCATCGACTGCCACAAAAAGTTTCAGAGAACTTGGTAAAGAATTAGCAACTGTCACAGAAGCGTTTGACGCACCATCAGATACGTTTTCTAAAATTCTTCAATCTGGGTTGAACTCTGGGGAAGATTTATTGAAAACGTTTGGTGCAATTGCTGGGTTAATGTTCAATGAACCAATCAAAAAGGCAAATGAGGAGTTAGAAAAACAACAAAAAATACTGGACGGTATTCCAAAAATGCGTGAAGACGAAATTAAAAGTGGAGAAGATGCGATCAAACAGTTGGAAGAAAAGTTAAAGAACGAACAAGAACTTTGTGATAAAATCACCAAATGTGATGAGTCTAAAATGAAGTCGTTGTCAGATCAACTGAAAAAAGAACAAGACAAGTTGGCGATTACAAAAAACACGCCTCCACTTCTCAAAAATCAGAACGATCTTTATGAAGCACAACGTAAAAAGCAACAAGAAATTGTAGACAAAGCTAAAGCTACTGCTGATAAGTTAAAACAAAATGGTGAATTAGCCAAAAAGATGATTAGTCATTTTGCTGAAGCATTTGATCGTTTTGTTGATTTGGATAACGCTGCTGCCAATTTTCGTAAAGAACTTGGTTTAGGAAGAGACACTGCACGTCAGTTAGAACAAACAGCATTGCAGTTGAATCAACAATTTGTAACTTTAGGTGTCACAATTCAAGGTGCGTATAAATCACTTGTTGCTATCGGTCAGGTGTTAGGTACATCTTTATTGATCAATAAAGAATTAGCACAAACTACTGCTTTATTGGCAGCTAATTATGGTGTAAGTGAGAAAACCGCAGCTGGATTCTTACAAAAGATGTCTGCAATTGGAGGAATGACAGATAAACAAGCCAGTGCAATGGCTGGATTTACTGCCAACCTTGCAAATGCAGCAGGAGTTAATTTGGATGAAGTGATGAGCGATGTGGCAAGCGCATCTGACGATACGGTTACCTTGATGAGAGGCAATGTCAAACAAATGACGTTGGCTGCAATTCAAGCAAAACAAATGGGTGTAAGTCTTGATAGATCCGCAAGTTCTGCAAAAGGGTTATTGAACTTTACTCAGAGCGTATCTGATGAAATGGAAGCAAGCGTACTATTGGGTAAGAACTTGAATCTCAATTCTGCACGTCAACTATCATTTCAAGGAGACGTAGCTGGTGCACAAAAAGAAATATTGAATCAAGTACGTCAGATGGGCGATTTCAATAAGATGAATGTCTTTCAACAAGAGGCACTAGCTAAGGCAACTGGATATAGTGCGGTTGAGTTGACCAAGATGTTGAAGAACGAAGAAAAACTTGCACAGTTGTCTGACAAAGAAAAGGCTTCATATGAAAAAGCACTTGAAGCAATGAAAGAACAGAACGAAGAGACGGGTAAAGATCTGTTGATGAAGACTCAAATGCAAAGTTCTATGTCACAATTGAACAACACGTTTGCGGCATTCAAACAGATTCTTGCTGATATATTAACTCCTGTAGTAAACGTTGCGGTCAAGTTATTGATTCCAGCATTAAAGTTAGCATTATTAGTTTTTAACTTAATATTGATTCCAGTTAAAGTTCTTGCTAATGCATTATATAAAGTATTTGAACCGTTGGAACCAGTCGTACAAAGCATCAGTGATGCGTTTGATGGTATCAATGGTAAAATTGAAGAAGCTGTTCAATATTCGGTTCCGCTTGGAGTTATACTATTAAAGATTGCGGCTCCGATTGATTTTATGTTTAGAATATTTAGAATGTTATCACCAATTATTGGTACGATTGGAACTAATATTCGTACTATTGGACTTACATTACAATCGATGAGTGGCATTATAGGTAAGGTTGGGATCGGTATTGGTTGGATTGGTAATTCGATTGTATCAATAAGTAATAAAATGAAATTACTAGGTGCAAGTGGTAGTGTATTAACTCCTATTTTTACTACTACTATGAAAGTATTCGGGAAGATTTCTAGATATGCTAGCGGTCTTCTTGGTCCTATCAGAGGATTTATCACTGGATTTGGAAGTGCAAGCGGCGTAGTTGGAAAGTTTGCCGGTGGGTTTGGAAAGGTTTTAAATGTTGTTAAAATTCTGGGTACGGCTGGAAAAGCTATACCGATTGTGGGTGAGATAATAATGGTATTACAAGCCGCGTATGGAATGATTACTCGTCTAATGAGTGGAATGGGATTTTTTGAGGCGTTAGGTGAAACATTATATGATGTATTTGTTGGACCAATTGAAATGTTGGTGGAACTTTTAACTAAGATTCCGATTATCGGTGATTTATTTAAACCTTTACTTGCAGTGTTTCCAGTTATTAAATCATCTATTTCAGCCGTATTTAAAAATTTCCAAACTGGGTGGGAATCGATAAAAGATCTATTTTCTGGAAAAGACATAGTGAAAAATTTATTGAATATTGGAAAGATGTTTTTAATGGGTATGTACCTTGTCCCTTCAATAATATTTAAATCTATTGTGGGTATATTTCCTTCTATATTTGACGCTATACTTGACGGTGTTAAATCATTTGGATCTATATTGTACGAGGTTTTTATTCAACCGTTTGTGAGTGCGTGGACTTTCATTTCAGATTTATTTGTTGGAAAGAGCAATTCAACTTTGGGTGATGGTATAATCAAAGGGTTGATTGGAGTTGGGTCAGCAATTCTTAAGATTTTCACTAGTCCATTTGAAACTATTTTTCAGATTATTATGACTGGGTTTACCTCAATTGCTACGTTTATACAAACCGCTCTTAGTATTCCGTTCAAGATTGTTGGTAAATTAATTGGTGTAGATACTGGTGGTATTGGTTCTGGAGCTGAGTCGTCTGTTCAAAACCAAGAAGGCATGATTTCCGCAATAAAAGAAACCAATCAGAAACTGGATACCCTTATTGGTTTAATGATGAGTGGTGGTATTGCTGTAAATCTTGATGGTAGAAAAGTAAGTGAACAACTTGCTATCGCAAGTTCATAATTATAGAATATGGCTGATCAAATTCAAAGAAACTCAATTGCGTTTCCACTAGAAACACGTTATAATAACGCTTCTAGTTCTCCAACGCCGGGAAGTGATCCAAACAACCCGCGTAATATGGTACCGCCGATCAATACGGTACCACTTGACTATCCGACAACATTGGTTCCGGGTAAGATTGAGAAGTTGTATATTGCCAATAATCAGAAAATTCTAACCAGATTTACTGGAAAAACTGATTATGCGAATAGTTTGTTGCGATTTGGTCCACGTCAACCATTTGTTTGGTATAATCCAAATGAAGGCGAAAGTGGAACCAACGCAATAAAGAAATATGATAGTCGTGCATTTCCAATTGGATCAACATTACAAGATGTAGTACGTATTTCTAAATACAGTGTATCTGGAAACGGTGTTATATTTTTGTTGAAACAGTCATTGTTACAAAACCTACAACCGTTCAATGAAACCAATGTGTACAATCCTTTGATGCCTATCATTGCTGCAATACGTCCGGGTTCATTAGGATTACTTCCTAGACCAACTAGACATATTGATTTGAGTGGCGGTATTTTAGGCGGATTGGCAAGTGTTGTGGGATTCAGTGTAAATAACGGTAGATCGTCTCCCAAAGGAACGGTAGGCGACGGAATTCAGGATGACTCTGACAACTCTCCTTTGTCAAAACAATCAATTGGTGGTGGCAAGGGTCTTTTGAGAGGTAAAACTGCTTCTGGTGGTTATAACTCTCTTGCATCACGTTGGGGTGGTAATGCAGAAAAGAATATCTTGAGATCCATTGCAGCATCAGTGTTTCCATCACTAATCAATAGTAAACAACCTGAAAAAACCGGATATCGAGCAGATGAAGGTGCGTATGGTTGGATGATTTCTGACAAAAAGGGAAAGTTTAACAAACATAATGTTATAACCAACGCTGAAATTACGTTAAATCAGTTGTGGATCGCTGGAAGCAGTGACGGTGGACCTAAAAATATTCGTAAAGATGGTAATGAAGCACCACAAAACAGAAGAATCGTATTCATTGATGGCACTGAACAGAAAATTTCTGGAACTGATGTAACAGGACCAACAATCAATGGTGGAACAACAGGATTTAAGTTTGAAAAAGACGTTGACAACGTTGAAAAATATGGAAAATCTGTCGGTATTGAACCATACCGTAAGGATACATCTAACAATTTCAAGTTTTCTGTGATGTTGATGAACTATAAAAAGTTTCTTGACAAAACCAATAAGTTTCCCACTAAGATGGATGGTCCTCCTTTGGATTTGACCAACGCAAATGATACAATTGTCATTAAACCACAGGAAGATTTCTTCAAAAAATACGGTTTTGATACCGTTCCTCAGGTTTTTGTCATCAAAACGATGCCAAATATACCAACACGTCAAGGAACAGGTGACGAAAAACGTTCTGCATCTGCAGTTGACGGAACTTATTCTAAAAACCGTAAAGATGCCAATGACAACGGTAATCTTTCCAACTTTCATAAGAATATGGAAGATGGAAAATTCAAAAATGTTCCATCTGAAACCAATGATGTTGGTGATCGTATTAACTCAACTCTTCAGTCCAAAAAAGAAGATCCCGTTAATAAAAAACAAATCGACAATCTTAACAAATTGGTTGATAATATAAAGAAAGCCGGTTATTCGGTAGCATTTACTAATGCCGATACACGTGTATTTACAAGTCCAAACACAACATTATTTGGAACGGATAAACTCAAACAGTCAAATATCAACGATAAAATGTTGGTTGACGATTATAAAGACAATACACAATTGTTGGACGGTATGGGCAAACACGCACGTATTAATAGCCGTAAAATGGCAACATCTAATACAAGTGATGGATTGAATCGATTGACTATTATTGGAAAAGATAAAAAGATCAAAGATGACACTGGAATTTCTGGTTGGAGTACATACGAACCATACAACGACGATCTAATTGCGTTTTACTTTTATGACATGATCAATGAAAAGTATATACCGTTTAGAGCATCGGTGACTGGAATCAATGACAGTTTTCAAGCAGAGTGGGCTAATTACAATTACATTGGTCGTGCTGATAAGTTGTACACATATAGTGGTATTACACGTCAGTTAAGTTTTAGTTTCAAGGTAATTGCCAACAGTATCAAAGAGTTGTTGCCGATGTGGACACGTGTAAATTATTTGTGCGGATTAACAATGCCTGCAAATTATACATCTGCACCAAGTCAAGGTGGTGGTAGTGAAAATCAATTCATCATTCCTGCGTTTGTATTATTGACGTTGGGTGAGATGTATAAAGAACAACCTATTATTATTAATCGTGTGGGACTTAGTATACCAGAAGGATCTTCGTGGGAAACTGTGAGTGAAAACTCGGAACAAGACTGGTCATATTTGAATAATATTATTACTTGGAATAGTTCCAAAGGTAAAGTTGCTCAATTTCCAAGAGAAGTTGAAGTATCAGTTGATTTGACACCGTTGTTCAAGGAACGCCCTGTTACTGGAATGGCAAACTTTGGACATGCTCCAAGAGATCTTAAGAACATTGGATTGGTTGGTGGATTTAATAATGAGTTTTCAGAAGCCTTAACGGTTAATCGTGTATAATTATTGAGATATGAGATACGACAAAAGTGTCAACATAAAAAAAAGATGGGATGGCAAAAGATATTTCGGTACACGATTGTATCCAAATATTCCAGTCACCTCGTCCGATATATATGTTGTAACAAACGAAAGTGACACGTTGGATAATTTAGCGTTCAAATATTATAAGAATCCTTCATTGTGGTGGATTATTGCTCAATCAAATAATATTGGAAAAGGAAAATTATCGGTTCCTGTAGGATTACAATTACGTATACCCACCAATATAACAACAATTCTCAATAATTATACCTCGCTTAATTCCTAACTGTTATGTCCACTACCTTTGTAGCACCATTTGAAATTCAACCATTTCCAAAATATATTCGTGACGAACTAGAACGACGTGAAAAAGATGTTGGAATGAACTTCATTTCCAATACTGTTGCTAGTTGGGACGATGACGGTAATTGGAATACATACAAAGGACCAATGCGTTGTTGGGTTCGTGTATGTTCCAATGGTATTGGTGAAGACAGATATGGTGCCAAAGAAGGTTTTGTAATGGGTGGTGCAACTGGTTTTTACAAAGACTACGGCTTTGGTCCAACTACTTACAACAAAACTGAAACGGTGTTGGGATTTACTCCTTCTGGAGTCGAACACATTATTGCTGGTGAAAATACTCAAGATGGAATTATAAACAAACATGTTCCACCGCCAGGCATTGTCAGCGTTGACGCTGTAATGCAAAAGTCGATGTATCGTCAGATTACGATCAAGTGGAAGTGTTATTCCAAAGATCACTTGAATTACATGACACCGTACTTTATGTCTCCCAATGTTTCAATGTTTATTGAATGGGGATGGAATCATTATAACCCAAAGAGTTTGTTGAACTTAAACGATTTAGGTCAACCTGCCAAAATGAAGGAGTCTACTGATGATAAAACCCCCGGACCATCTGGAGATCCTCAAGATCCTAGAAAAACCAAGGGGTTTGGCCTATTGGGAATTTACACAGATCCATTGGAACAACAATTGATTGTTGAAGATGGTAAAGGTCTATATGATTTAACTTGTGGTATCATAAGTAGTTTTGATTATTCTTTACAACCAGATGGTTCATATGATTGTACAACCGAAGTAAAAAGCAATAGCTTTATATACAGTGGTGTTCAAACTCGTAGTAATGCTTTGGCATCAACGTCTTCGGCTGATAGTAAAGGAAACAAAACGCCAGAACCAGTCAAAGGATTGCGGGATTATATCAATGGAGATTTTAAATCGTTGCCAAAGACCGTATTAACTGGTTTAAATGGCAGTAATCCGATATTCCCAACTCTTTCGGGACCAGAAACACGTGTATTCATTCCACGCAACTTGGATACTTCTAACGATCCACGTACAAAGATTGATAATGTAACAAAATATAGTTTTGACTCTGGTGCAAATGATGAGTTTTGGATCACTATGGGTTTGTTTATAGACTTGATCAATAAGTATTGTGAAAGTGTATCTGATAAAACCGGCGCTACATTTGGAAGAATTGATATATCATCTTCGTGGATTGGAGGACACAAGAATTTGATCAGCACTGACGGCAAAGTGTTGTTAATACCAAATTCTCAGGCTCCTAATATTTCACCATCGGTTGAAGATCGTGGAAACTCAAAAAACTATACAACGCCGGATATACAAAAGGACGGCACCGACCCATCGGCAATGAGTGAGGCGGACAAAACTCTAAAATCAATATTCAGTAGTACCGCCAGACAAGATCTCAATGAAATTATTAATTACTTTAGAATAAATAACGGGGGTAAAAATCCCATCGATGTTGAATTTCCATCAAAACAATACGATTATAATTCAGGCAAGTTGGAGAATTTGTATATTCATAAAGATGTAGTCATAAAAGCGATTGAGAAATCCGAAACAGTCACTGATATTTTAAACTTTGTGTTGAATAAAATATCTGAATCGGTTAACGGATTTTGGAAGTTTAATCTTATTCAATTTGGACCTTCTAATTCGTTGTTATCTATTATTGATAATGATTGTTTTAATTTGAAACGTTTACAAGAATTGAATTCGGATAAACGTCCGTATTTGTATTTCTTTAAAAATAGAGCAAGCCGAAATAATATTCAAGCATTAAATTTCAGTGTTAAATTGAGTGATAAAGTGACGATGACAGTTTTATATAATTCACCAAATGATAACAAAACATCGGTTCCAATGAAGAATCCGTTTGGATTTGTAACAAGAGATAGATTTTTCAAATTAACCAATGACGCGTCATATTTATCTCCAAAAGATCCACAAACTTTACTCAAAGATAAACAAAATATTGAATTGGAACGTAAACGGCTGGATGAAAAGGATAAAAAACATAAAGATGCTATTAAAAAGGAACGTGATGTAAAGGATGGTGCATACATTTATGGTGTTATAACCCGTGAAAATGGAGAAGAAAAAACGTATATTCGTAAGTTGGTACTGACTCAAAAAGATTTATTAACTTTATTGGTTAACGATAAAGATCCAAATAATGGTTCGATTAATTCGTTCCCACAGCCGGGAATTAAAGCTGAAATTACGGTGACGGGAATTGGAGGATTAAAAACATTTCAGATTTTTGGAATTGACAATTTGCCAGAACCATACGATAAAGACATATTGTTTCAGATAGAAGATGTAAAACATAGTTTACAAAGTAATGGTCAATGGACTACTACTATTACTGCGGGTGTACGTCCCACAAAAGGATTAAACATTAAATCATGATTGAATTGAGCAAATATATTAATTTAGCTGGTGATGTAATACCATCGATATTTCCACGTGCGTATTTGTTTTCATCTTCTGACATTGATTATAGTATTCCTTATACACGTCGTTATTTTGTTAAAAAGATCAACGACAGCGACGTTATTGAAGTTGAGGGTGACAATTTTAGAACCCTTCCAGAAAACATCTATCAGAAATCAAGCATCAATTGGCAAGTATCTGGAATACAACGTGACATTATTAAAAATGGCAAGGTGATTCAAGAAGGAGCTTACGAGTATAATCGTAAACAAGTTAAGTTGGCAGAAAAAGACATGCCGGGAATAACCTTGAAAATTAGCGAGAATTATTTAAACGGTTTTAAAGGTTGACATTTTGAAATCGTTACGATATGGTTATAGGTGAGTGAACCTCATTAAAAAAATTGTATCTGAGATTGGAAAGAAGGACATCATTTTAGATGTGGTGTCTTTATCTGATTTTAGACATCCAGCGTCAGACGAACCGTGTTTGGTATTGATCAAGGTGGTGTCAAACAACAAATGGTATTCGATTCATATTGACACATATGATTCGGTTGAGTTTGTATCTAAGGATGACATTATCAGTCTGTTAAATACGAGTCGTGGACGTATCTTTTGTTTTTCTAAACGTAAAATACTTCATTTGTTGAAGATTCAGAATCTTCATGATTTGTCATTGATATCATTTATTGAATCCGGAGATATTATTGATCAGGACGAATATGATACTTCGTCACACCTATTCTTTAGAAACAAGTACAATCATCATAATGAACTCAACAAGATAATTCCTGCTAACAATCATATGTCACGATTTTTGGACGTATGTGAAGATGTGGAGGTTCACATTAAAAAGACGTATGATGATTCGTATCACAACGTCAATACTTCGATTATAGAAACTCTACAATCTATTGAATCACATGGATTGTACGTTGATATGGTTGAGTTTGAGAAACACTTCCCTGATAAGAAACATTTGGTAGTAAACAACCGTATATACACAGAGTATAACATTTTTACATCAACTGGTCGTCCCAGTAATCGTTTTGGTGGTATTAACTATTCCGCGTTGAACAAAGAAAACGGATGTCGTAAGAGTTTTGTATCAAGGTTTGGCGATGAAGGAATATTAGTGATGTTGGATTATAGCGCTTATCATCCGCATATTATTGGAAAATTGATTCGATATGATTTTCCTAAAAATGTTAACATATATGCGTATTTGGGTCGATATTACTTCAAATCCGAAGATCTTTCCGAAGATCAGTTGAAGAAGGCGAAAACGTTAACGTTCCAACAATTGTATGGTTCTATTTCTGATGAATATCTTAAAATTCCGTATTTTGCGAAGATCCGTGAATATATTGAACATAGGTGGGATTTCTTTAAGAGTTTTGGATATATTGAGACTCCCATTTTTAAACGTCCTATAACGTCAAATCACTTGAAGAATTCCAATCCGAACAAGTTGTTCAACTATATTCTTCAAGCGTCTGAAACTGAATATTCGATGCAGAGTTTGATGGATGTGAATCGTTATTTGAGTGATAAACAGACCAAACCTATTTTGTACACTTATGATTCTATGTTGTTTGATGTACATAAAAGTGAGGGTAAACAGGGAGTTTTATCTGAAATTATACGGTTGATGGAGAATCAAGGATTTCCAACAAAGTGTTATACTGGAAAGAACTATCATGACATGACTCCAGTATCTTTCTAAAAAGAAAGGTTTTCATATAAGACACAATATTTATTAAATATTGTGTCGTCATGAATAAAGATAAAATCATCAAAGATATACTTTTAGAGTATTCAGTGCTTTCAAAAACCGGCGGTATTGACAAATTGGATCATGATTTGTTGGTTACTGCAATCGAAAATTGTGGTTACGCTTCTTATTTTTCAATACCAAAATTGGTAAACGAAATTGAAACTAAGAAGACTGCAATCGGATTGTCCGACAGTGACATTGAAATCATTAATAAAATAATTGGACGTGGTAAACCAGAACAAGCACGTGTATTTTTTGAAGATGATGATTTAAGAAAACTTGATCTTTTAAACCTAAAAAATCAACCAACAACAATCTTTCCTAAAGATCGTGGACAAGATGCATCATTAACAATGAGTGATGTAGTAAAAATTGGAAAAGAAGAAGGGGGATTGAAAGTATTACATAGTAACAGTTCATTGAGAATTGCTACAAATAAAGGTACCCGAGTTTCAAATATCAACACTACAAGTGGTATTAAAACTGACACTGGTATACTTTTCGGACAACTTATGTTGTTTTTTAAGTTGGTAAAAGAACACCCCGATTTGTTTACTTTGGGTGTAGTATCTAAATCACCCGGCAAGGAAAAAGAAGAAATTGCAGTTACACACATGAACGTGTGGTTTAAAGAAAATAATCCAGAAAAAACTCCAATGCGGTTGCATTTTTGGGACCAAAATGAACGTGTTGCCACTGGAGTTGAAGTTGATACCGCTATAAGATTAAATCAAGGTAAGGATGCTAAAGCAGACATTGCATTACGCAATCAAGAAACTGATGTATTTTGGATTTCCTTTAAAGGTGCGGAATTTAATCCAGATGTAAAAGTACAATCAGTAAGTAGAGTAGATTTCCCACAGTATTCTGGAATGTTAGGATTAGATAAGTCATTCACAGATGGAAAAGTTAAAATGGCATGGGATGGCATTAAGGTATCTTTCAT